AGGTGGAGCTGCAAACAAAATTGGACCCAATGGGGTAACTTTTGAATTCCCGGCACTGTCTCTCAGAGCTTCAGCATCAGCGGGTAACCCCACAAATCCACGAGATGTATATTTTGGGACGGATACCTCATTCAATCGTTCGCGTGCTTCTAAAACAATTGGTGACTATACTGGACCAAAGCCAGAAGCAATTGATATGTGGGTGGCTCAATCAGATAATCCCCAAACAAGCGCTTCTTTGGTCTTTTCTTTGGATGATATGTGTAATACCTCTACATCTACCACCATGTCTGGCACGAATGTATATATATCGGGCTCTAGACAAGCAGCTACTGGTTCCACAATATTTGCGCAAACAAAGGCGGGTCCACTAACTTATATGAATTCTGCCTCTTATCAAACGTGTCTCAATGCAGGCGCAAATCAATTTACTACTACATTGCATGGTGGGTTTGATGGCTTGAATGTCACAGAAGCAGAGCCTTTTAGAAACACTTATACCGACGACGCCACGGAGTTAGGCAATTATGCTTTTAACTCATTAAAAGTAGCGATTGATGCGTTACGCGATCCAGAGGTTGTAGAATATGATTTACTTGCAGCACCTGGAATTACCAATAACACTTTAAATCGCACTATGATCGAAATGTGTGAAGAGCGAGGCGATGCAATGGCTATCGTGGATCTTAAAGGGGGCTATGTACCAGAAACAGAAAATACCACTAGCATAGCTAATCGGTTGGGAAGCGTAACCAGCACAATTAATAATAAAAAGAATGATTTGGTAATTAATTCAAGCTGGGGCGCAGCTTACTATCCATGGGTGCAAATTCAAGATACCATCAACGGCGCATTGATATGGGCTCCTCCCTCGATAGCCGCGATAGGGGCAATGTCCAATGGACAATCCATGCAAGCTTTGTGGTTTGCCCCCGCAGGGTTTACTCGTGGTGGCTTAAGCCAAGGCGCTGCCGGTTTGCCAGTGGTTAATGTACGCGAGAGACTTACATCTAAAGATCGAGACAAGCTCTATGAAGCAAATATTAATCCTATCGCTCAGTTCCCTGCTGAAGGTATTGTGATTTTTGGTCAAAAGACCTTACAAGTTACACCATCAGCGTTAGATAGAATTAACGTAAGAAGGCTTTTGATCTTCCTTAAGAGACAAATTTCGAGAATTGCTGCAACACTTTTGTTTGATCAAAATGTACAATCCACTTGGAATCGTTTCAAAGGGCGAGTAGGTCCGCTATTACAAGGCGTGAAAGCTGGATTAGGGTTGCAAGACTATAGGTTGATTCTTGATGAGACTACAACGACTCCAGATTTAATTGATAGAAACATCATGTATGCTAAGATTTTCCTTAAGCCTACACGCGCTGTTGAATTTATCGCAATTGACTTTGTAATCACCGATTCCGGTGCAGCATTTGAGGATTAAAAAAACATCGGACTATTTATAAATGTAGTCTTTAAGGAGAAGCAATAAATGGCATTTTGGACAGACAATACTGTTGAACCTAAACGATCTTATAGATTTATTTTTGAACTGCCTGGCACAGGCGATAATGATGTTTTGGCGAGTTACTTTGTAAAAAGCGCAACTAAGCCCAACTTTCAGATAGAAGGTGGACCATCAGTTAATTATATTCAACACACTTTTACATATCCTGGTCGCGTAAAGTGGCAACCAATTACTGTCACTGTCATTGACCCGGCGACTCCTGATGCAGCTGCAATCCTGACTAATATTCTTGTTCAATCTGGATATACTCTGCCAAACACTGAAACTGATTCACAGAATTCAATGTCCAAGTTTGAGGCTAACAATGCAATGAGAAACCCCAAGCTTCGTCAGATTGATGCTGAAGGTTCAGTTATTTCTGAGTGGGTTCTGTGGAATGCATATCTGAGTGGTGTGGACTTTGGTACGGTAAGCTACGATGAAGATAGTATTGTAAATTATACCCTTACCATAGGTTATGATTATGCTAGTTTGAATAAGACCAAACCAACCTCTCTACTCCGTAGAGACGGCTAAAGCTTTATAAAAGATGGCTCTTAGTGACACAACCAGGGCAATGGCAGGTGCTGTTGCTACTAGCGCTCAAGCTAGTGCCAATGCCAGCGCTGCAGCTGGAGGGAGCACTAATAGCAGTTTCTGGACAGATAATACTTTAGAACCTAAAAGAACTTATAGATGGGTAGGATATGTTAATCTTTTTTCTGGAGATGTTGATGGTTCGGGAAAAGACTTTGGTCCTAAACCCTTTTTAGTAAAATCCTTTACAAAACCTAGAATGACTTTTAATAATGAAAAACTTATTAATAATTTTACTTCTGAAAATGAAATACTGACCAACCATTATGTTTGGGAAGATGCTACCATAGTAATGATAGATATTGAAAACGAAGGACATAATGCTTCTAGCGCTGTATACAATTGGCTTAAAAGTTTGGGCTATGAACCAGAACAGACTATTGAAAACCTAAGTAAACTTTTTTCTTTATTGCAGGATAATAAGTTTGAAATTAAATTATCGCAAATAGATAGTAGTGGTAAAACTATTGAAACGTGGACCTTTATAGGACCACAACCCACAAGCATTTCTTTTGGGGATACTTTAGATTATGGTACCGATGATTTACTTTATGTAACACTAAATTTTGCTTATCTTTCAGCCAAGTATGAAAAAGGCATCGGTGAAACCTAGAATTCCCTATTAAAAAAATATTTCAAGTAACATATAATTATAGATAAGTATTGGAGGAAGAATGAGAAACAATCAAAAGCGTTTAAGTACGCCTACATCCACAGACAATTTGCAACCAAACACTGAGGTCCCGCCCCAGGCACCCACATTGGAGTTTATTGTTCCCACAGAAATTGTGGAGTTACCTTCTAAGGGTTTATTTTATGAAGAGGGACACCCCCTTCATAATCGCACCTCTGTAGAAATTAAACACATGACCACCAAAGAAGAAGATTTAATAACCAATGAAAGCCTTCTTAAAAGTGGACTAGCTATTGATAGATTACTTCAATCAGTTTTGGTAGACCCAAAAATGAATATTAATGATATGTTAATGGGGGATAAGAATGCCTTGGTCGTAGCTTGTAGAATCTATGGCTATGGTTCTGAGTATGAAACCAAGTTTAAATGCCCTGAGTGTGGAGAAACACAAAAACATGTTTTTGATCTATCGGAAATAGAAGATACAAACTTTGAAGAAAATGCTAAAGAATTTAATGCCACATTTGATTATGATAATCAAATGATATCTCTGCCGATCCCTCGTACGAAAACCAAATTAGAGTTAAAGCTTCTAAAAGTGGATGTAGCAGCCACCACAAAAAAAGCCAAGAAAAAGGAAGCACAAAACTTTTCAATTTCTAAACATTATCAAAAGTTAATTCACTCTGTTAATGGCAATTCTGATCGACAATATGTTAAAGCTTATATTCAATCAATGTCTGCATTGGATAGTAGATATATGCGAGGTGTATATTCTAAAGTTGTCCCTGGTGTAGACTTTGCATGTAGCTTTGAGTGTGATAGTTGCGGTCATGATGACGAAGTGGAGGTTCCGCTTACTGCGGACTTTTTTTGGCCTAAGTCCTAACTATATGCGCTCTATGCATGAACAATTCTTTTATATGAAATATTATGGGGGCTGGAGCTTATATGAACTTTATATGCTTCCCATAGGCTTGCGAAATTGGTATATGAAAAAGCTAGCTGATCACAAAGAAGAAGAAAACCAAAAGACGGAAGAAGCCAACAATAGAGGAAAAAGCAGAGGTTAGCTTTTTTACTTCATAAAACTATTTATTTGTATGAAAGATTCCTTAATCATCGACTTAAATAAACTCAAAGCCTTAAATGAAAGCGCGCGATTAATTTCATTTGGCGCAAAAATAAAACGAATGCTTTATTATATGTTCGCCCCATCAGGAGTTACTTTTGCTAAGTTTTATTTGAAAGGTAACCCCAACGATGTACAACTCTTTGCTGCAGCGCTAGCTTCAGAAAAGAAATATATGGATGCCTTCCTCAAACATGGATTAAATGATCCCGATGTTTTAAGAAATCGTTATGCTTTAGAAAATTCTGTGAAGAAATTTGAACAGGATACTGGCATTAAATGGCCATTAAAATAGGGATTAACCCATGCCTATTGATCAATTAACTCCCGAACAACAAAAACTTCTTAATCGAGAATTAGCAACCAGCGTTAAATCAATGGAAGAACTGAAGTCTAAGCTCGCAGCGCTTGGTACAGCTGGCGCAG